GTATATATACCTAAATCGGACATATTATAAGTATTTTACCGAACTTTGTTCGGTTTTACAATTCCAACAGGTTATCTATATATGTAATATTAATTCCATATATAGGGAGTTGGCTCCCTTTTATCCCGCCAACTCCTATTATAATATATATTATTATTATATATAAATGGGTAAGTTCTGTCCGTTTACACTTACCGTTAAATGACCGTTTTATAGGAGGCTTCATGGGACGAAAGCCTGGCAAACAAGACATTCCCAAGGAGGCCGCTAAGAAGCAGGTTCTGGAACTCTTGACCCAGGGTAGCACTATCACCGACGCTATGAAGGCTGTAGGTCGTAACGATGTTACCTTCCGCCAGTGGTCGATGTCTGACCCTGAGTTCAAGGCTGAGGCCGACAAATCAAGACTTGCTGGTAAAGGTGTTAAGGCTGACCTTGCCAATCTAAAGGATATCTCGTTTGAGGACTTCTCCGAGCAATTCCTAGACACTAAGTTGTTCGACCACCACAAAGATTGGGTAGACCTGATTGAGGGGCGGGAACCTCGCTGGCTACATCCATCTATGACTTATGAGCCTGCGGCCAGCAACCGAGTTCTTATTAACGTTCCACCTGAGCACGCTAAGTCTACGGTCATCACAATCAACTATGTGACCTACCGAATAGCCGTAGACCCTAACGTGAGAATCATTATTGTCTCTAAGACTCAGGGTATGGCTAGAAAATTTTTAAGTGCAATCAAGACCCGTATGTCCCATCCAAACTGGACTAAGTTACAGATGTCCTTCGGACCAAACGGCGGATACAAGGCTGACTCACCTACCTGGTCAGCAGATATGATTTACCTAGGCACTGGACGCGACTCTGGCGAAAAGGACCCTACGGTTCAAGCATTAGGATTCGGGTCTCAGATTTACGGTGCTCGCGCCGACCTGATTATCCTAGACGATGTGGTGATGAACTCAAACTCTCATGAGTGGGAAAAGCAAATTGAATGGCTTCAGAAAGAAGTCATCACCCGTCTGGGACGGCACGGAAAACTACTTATTGTAGGAACCCGTGTCGCCCCAATAGATTTATATAAAATGATACGAGATGGCGACCAATGGACAGGTGGCAAATCTCCATTCACTTACTTCTCCCAACCAGCGGTTCTGGAGTTTGATGAAAACCCAGCCAACTGGAGAACACTATGGCCTTGGACGGATAGGGCTGAGGGGGAACAAGATGAAGCAAACGAACAAGGATTATACCCAAAGTGGGATGGACCCTCGCTCTTTACTAGAAGGTCTGAGGTTGCTCCGTCAGTCTGGGCTATGGTCTACCAACAAGAAGATGTTGTCGAAGACGCAATCTTCCCACCAACAGTTGTCGCGGGATGCGTCAATGGAATGCGAAAACGCGGACCACTCAAGGCTGGAACGCCAGGCCATCCAAAGCATGTTGAAGGCACTTACACAGTTATAGGTTTTGACCCTGCTGTATCAGGCAGGTCTGCTTTCGTAGCGGTTACATTTAACCGTAGTGACGGCAAAGTTTATGTTTTAGATTGCGTAAACATGGTTGACCCTACTCCACAAAAAGAGCGTGCTCTTATTGAAGAGTGGGTAGAAAGATACTCACCTCAAGAGTTTCGAGTTGAAATCAACGCCCATCAAAAGGCGTATCAGATGGACACTGACTTAGTTCAGTATTTAGCCCAGTATGGTTGTAAGTTAAATCCACACTTTACTGGAAAGAATAAATGGGACACATCATTTGGTGTGGCTTCCATGTCCGCCTTATTTGGCGGTCTGAGGGACGGCAGATTTCAAGATAACAACCTGATAGAACTTCCATCCAATGAAGGTTCTGAAGGGTTAAAGTCTCTGGTGCAACAATTAATTACTTGGAAGCCAGATACCAAGAACCCTACTGACTGTGTGATGGCTCTATGGTTTGCTATCATTCGAGTACGTGAACTAATGCAACAGACATCCTTTGCTACTAAGTATGCCAACAACAGGTGGGCAACTAGACGTCAAAAGGAAATGCGACACTCAATCAATTTAGATGATGCCTTTGCAGAGCAATGGGCTGAAACTTACGGATAAGGAAACTAATGGCTCTTACCATTGAACAAATTGCAGCACGGGTTGATTCCCTTAAATACCGTGCATCAGAGCGTGATGCTCGTGCAGGCGATGTGCTATCTGTGCGCCAGGGTAAGATTGCAGAAGTCTATCCAGATTTCTTCCCTGAAGGCGTAGACGCAAATGTTGTAGCAAACTTTATTGACATCGTAGCCCGTGACCTTTCTGAGGTTATGGCACCACTTCCTGCAGTTAACTGCTCTAGCGCATCTCAAGTAAATGACCGTGCTCGTAAGTTTGCTGATAACAGAACACGCATTGCCTCAAATTATTTTAATCACTCTGACCTTCAAGTATCTATGTATACTGGAGCAGACTACTATGTAACATATGGTTTCGTCCCATTCGTAATTGAATTGGATGACGAAGCAAAGATGCCTCGTATACGCGTAGAAAACCCTCGGATGGCTTATCCTGAGTTTGACCGCTACGGACGATGCATTTCTTTTGCAAAGGTATATTCATTAACTCTTGGAGAGTTGGTCGCTCAATTCCCTGAATACGAAGTAGCACTACTTGGTCGTTCAGGTTTCAAACAAGACACCAACACTCTAGTAGATATTATTCGTTATTACGATAAAGACCAATCTGTGGTCTATGTACCTAGCCGCGAGAATTTAGTTTTATCCCGTGCAAAAAATCCAATAGGTAAGATGATGGTGGTCATCGCCAAGCGTCCTACTATTGATGGTGAAATGCGAGGACAGTTTGATGATGTTATTGGTATTCAGTTGCTTCGCAATCGTTTCGCTATGCTTGCTATGGAGGCTGCAGAGAAATCTGTTCAATCTCCTATTGTCGTTCCAATGGATGTCCAGGAACTACAACTTGGCGGAGACTCAGTTATCCGAACCAACACACCTGCAGGAGTTAGACGAGTTGAACTTACAATTCCACAAGGTGCGTTCACGGAGCAAACGTTGCTCAATCAAGAACTCAGAATTGGTGCTCGTTACCCAGAAGGCAGAACAGGCAATGTCAATGCGTCTATTGTTACAGGCCAAGGCGTCCAGGCTCTCATGGGAGCATTTGATACTCAAGTCAAGTCAGCCCAAGCAATATTTGCATCAGCACTTAGAGATGTAATTGGACTTTGCTTTGAGGTTGATGAATCAATCTTTGATGTTCAAAAAACAATTCGTGGTGTAGATGCTGGTTCACCTTACGCATTAGAGTATAAGCCAAGCAAAGACATCAAGGGAGATTACTCCGCAGATGTCCGCTATGGTATGCTTGCTGGTTTAAATCCAGCACAAGGATTAATATTTATGTTACAGGCTCTTGGAGGCAAGTTAATCTCCAAGGATATGGCGATGAGAGAGTTACCATTCAATGTTAATGTTAGCCAAGAGCAAGAGAAGATTGAAGTTGAAGATATGCGTAATGCTCTTATCTCTTCACTTCAAGCATACACCCAAGCCATTCCGCAAATGGCCACGCAAGGACAAGACCCTTCTGAAGTTGTTACAAAGATTGCTAGCGTTATTAAGTCACGACAAAAGGGACAGAGCATCGAAGACGCAATAGAACAAACTTTTGCGCCTAAAGAACAAGTTCCTCCTGCTGGTGCTCCAATGGTTGAGCAACCGTCCCCTGCTCCCGCTGCGCCAGTAGGAGGTCAATCTCCAATGGAAGCACAGCCACAAGGAGTGCCTGATGTGCAAAGTTTACTATCTAGCCTAACTTCAGGCGGAGCAGCAAATGCAAGCGTAAGAACAATTCGTAGACGATAGCAGTGGGAGGGGACTATGACAACACTTGCTGCTATACAAGGCGATGGATGGTGTGTAATCGGAAGCGACTCACGTTCATCTGATGAGTCAGGCCGTCCAATTGAAATGGCAACACACAAAGTTATTGAAAATAATGGAGTGCTAATTGCAGGTTCTGGTTCTGGAAGAGGTTCAAACTTATTACAGTTTGGATGGAAACCACCAAAGCCTAAACTAAGTGAAGACTTAGATGAGTTTATGACTAAAAGATTTATACCATCTATGAGAAAATTATTCATAGATGCAGGTTACGATATGAAAGAAGATGGGGACCATGCTTCTCACGATTCGCAATTTATTATTGGCATTCGCGGTATACTGTATCCTATTTTTGAGGATTACAGTTGGGACCGTGATGTTCGCGGTATTTATTATTCTGGTTCTGGTAGCGATATTGCCCTTGGTGCTATGGAGGCTCTTGGAATACGCAACGCTAGGTATGCTGATAAAGCAGAAAAAATTGTTAGAAAGTCAATCGAAATAGCAACTAAGTGGGACATTTATTCAAGTGGTCCCATCATAACTAAAATACAATATTCTAAGTAGGAGGAACAATGGCTGAGAATCGTGGAGGGTTTCGCCCAACAGCACCACAGAACAATCCCGCTAACGTTTCCGCAACTGGTGGTAATGGACAATCTGGCACACAAGGTGCTAAATACTATTCAGGTTTACCTTATGGACAAGGACAGGCTACAATGGCTCAACAGCAATCAGCGCCTATGGCTGCAGGTAGACCAGCACCAATAATGAATCCTATTGAATCTTTTCCTACACCGATGCCATTATCTGAGCCATCAACAATGCCAGATGTTCCAGTTACAGATGGTGCTGCATTAGGTGCAGGAGCAGGCACAGAGGCTTTGAATTTGCCAAGACAGCAGGACACTGATGTTGAAAGACAAAGACTATTATCATATCTACCAGCACTGGAGGCAGCCGCACAAAGCCCAAATTCATCACAAGCATTCCGTAATTATGTGAGAATTCTAAGGGCTAATCTTCTATGAGTGATAGAGAGTCGGCACAAAAAGCGTATCAAAATATGCAGAAGTCAAAGAATCCTTCTGCCTTTGATACTATGGGTGCATTTAATAATTATTATGCTGGCGGAAATACTAACGTATCCAGTTCAGTTGCATTGGATATGGGTAAATATGTCCCGCCTAAAAACAGGGCTGATGCTGTAGCGCAATTTAATAACCAAGCAAAACCTAAGGTTGATGATGGAAAAGGTTTTTGGGGAAGAGCCTTTGAAGGTATAGAAAAAGCCTACAACTTTACAACACAAGCAGTTTCATTTGGACTCACTCTTCCAGAAAAGGGAAATCCAATCTGGCAAGACGACTTTTCGTTAGACAAAGTTAAGTCTGCTTGGGACCAATCAAGAGATATATCTGCTGGTCGTTCTATTATGCGCACACTTATTGGAAGACCATTAGACGATATTGAAGATGTTTTTAGTGGTATAGCAAAGACTGTAAGTTTTGGAAAACTATCTGGGGCTGATAAGTTTCTACAAGACCATGTGCTATTTGCTGCCAATGACTTTGATATCTTTAACAAGAAGCAAGCAGAAAAAGCATTTCGTGAGCAGAACGTTGGACGCTACACATCATTTGGGACAGATGTTGTAGCCCGATTTGTTCTTGACCCAACTATTGTAGTTGGTAAAGCAGTAAAGGTATACAAGGGCATTAGTTATGGCGTCAAAGGTCTTAATGATTTAAATGCTATCCTTTCTGGACAAAAGACTGGGTTTAAAGCAAATAAGGTTAAAGCAACTTTCAATGACTTTATTTTAAGAACAGATGGAATGGATGCTGCTGATTTATTCAGAGTAAAGGCTATCCGTGAGTCTGCTAATCCTGCAGCATTTGCAGATATCCTAGCAGATGCAAACAAGATTGATGATATTACCCTTCGCCACGCAGCCAAGGCTGATATTATTAAGATGGCTATGGGCGATGCTGATGCCGCAACAAGATTGATGGCGCAAAATCGAAACATTGCTACTAAGATTGCTAACCTACAAGATGAAATTACTGACGCAAAGTATCTTGGTGCAGGTATGGACAAAGCATCAGGACAACTTACATTTGATTTAGTCAATAAAGGTCCAGACCTTGAGAAGGCTATTGAGAATGCAGCCCTATATGAGGATGAGTTAGCACAGTTATCACAGAAGTTAAATGCTGAGGCTATCCTAGACCCTACAAAGATACCAGAATTCGGAGCACTTGCTGGTTTTCGTCAAGCAAGTTCTGGAAGTCAAAAGTTTATTGACCTTCGTGCTGGTGCTGCAGGTGCTCCAGTCCGTGTTCTTACTGGATTTTTCTACAAGCGTCCTAAAGGATGGATTGATTTTACTGATAATCAATCAGTTCAGACTGTAGATAACCTACTAAGCCGTGTGCGTGGTGTAGCAGACAAGCAAGAGAAGGCTTATCTAACAGAAATTAACGTTCTTAAGAATAGACTTAACACTAAAACTCTTCTACCAGAAGAAGTTAAGTCACTTAAGAGTAAAATTAGTGGACTAGAAGATGACCTTAAGAAGGCTTCATTCACAGTTGAACGTAGGAATGCTTTGTTTAATGAGTATGTTGCTGCAACAAATGCAGCAGAGCGTGCTAATGCATTCCAAAAAATTGAACAAGAACTGTTTGATACAGTTGCTAAACAATTTGGATTTGATGAAGGCGATATTCGTCAGGCCTGGTCATTGTTCTCAGGTGGTCGTGCTAGAGCACACAACATTATTCGTGAAAGAGCGTATACTGGCGCTACAAAAACTCTACCAGATGGAAGAGTTGTACCAGTAGGTTCTAAGACAACACCTATCCTTGGTTCAGAAGACTTAAAGTATATTATTCCATTGCCATTAAATGAGACTCAACTAGTAAAGCAGTTGCCAGTTCTAGATATTGACACAATGTATAATGCTTTGAATCGTTTAACCAGAGCACGCCGTTCAGATGCTGCTGGTGTATACTATAAAGGTAAGGCTGGAGCAACAGACCTTATTGATGGTTTAGATTCATTAATTAAATTTGAGGTTCTTGCTCGTATTGGCTACCCTGTGCGTAACGTATCAGAGGGAGTCATGCGCATTCTTACAACAACTGGCCCTATGGCTATTGTTGCTGGACTAAAAGAATCTAGCCGCAAGTTAATTACAAATAGATTTTCTGGAGCGTCTCTAGATGATATCTATCGCTGGTCTGATGATGTAAAATTGCAGACATATCGAGACGAACTAAACGCTATGCGTGACCTTGCTGATGACCCTGACTTAATCGACTCTCAACTTAAAGAGATTGATGGTATGTTAGATGGAACCATCAAGGTAGAGGATAAGTTTGGCTTAGGTTTGCGTGAGGTTGACGGCGTAACTTACGAGGATGCACTAGGTGCTACACCTGAACGTGCTGAGTTTATTAAGAATAGATTTATCGCTGAGTCTGCAAAGATTGTTGATGCTCATCTATCAAACAGTAGAAGTAGATTAAACAATGTATTTGAAACTACTGGTGATTTCGTAGTTATTAAAGGTGATGACCCTAACTGGGCTCAAGCCTATGAAAGAGTAGTAAACCGTCAGGTTAGAAACTCTAAAATCACACAGATTCTTTTGCAGAATAAGCCAAGAGAACAACTTATTGATGAGGCTGAATACTTCTTATTGAAGACTAAAGAAGGCCGAGACATCTTAAAGACTCTTGCTATGGGTAGAGATGCCCGTTCCATTGTAGAAGCCAATATGGATAACATTGATGAGTTATTCCCAGCCTTTGCAACTGGACTAAAAGAGATTGCTAAGACACGTAAGATTACAGCAGATGATATTAAGAAAGCATTTGGCACAGATACACTAAACTACCCAGCAGTTAACGCTGCTCAGGTTGGTGCAGCCAATGGAACTCATCAAGCCATAAGATTTATGTCATCTATTAGAGATAAGTTCTATAAATCTTTTGGTGAAATTCCAGAATCTAACCTTGTTAGACACCCTATGTTTGTTGACTTATACCGTAAGCGTATGGATGCAACAATTAGAAATGCTATTGATACATATCCTGGCGATACAATTCCACCAGAGTATATCCGTAAACTAGAGTTTAATGCACGTCAATGGGCAAGAGCAGAGATGCGTCGTTCTCTTTATGATACATCTGAGCGTGTAGATGCTGCTCATACATTACGTTATGCATTCCCATTCTTTGGTGCATTCACCGATGTGATTGAAAAGTGGAGTCGCATTGTAGTAAATGACCCATCAGCATTCGGTAAATTACAAACTGTGTACAACTCTCCAGACCGTATGGGATTAACAGAGGAACGAGATGGTAAAACATACATCAATGTTCCTGGTGAGTGGGTAAAACGCGGTTCATTTGGTCTAGTAGATAGACCGTTGGCTATTCCTAAAACAAGCCTTGACCTTCTATTCCAAGGTAATGCTTGGTGGAATCCAGGCGCTGGATGGTTTGTTCAGATTGGTACATCCCAATTAATTAAGGCTATTCCAGACTGGGAAAAAACTTCACTAGTAAAAACTATATTACCATATGGTCCAACTGGTACAAGTCCAGGAGAATTTACTAAAGACTTACTTGTCCAGAATCAAGCACTGCGTAAAGCATGGGCGAGATTTGATGAGAATGACCCTACTCGTAGGAACCTAACAGTTCTTATTGCTATGGAAGAGAACCATAAGTTTGACAATGGACTTAGAGCAACTCAACCATCTGCTAAAGAGATTGACGATAAGGTTAAAAAGATTCTCGCTATGGAAGTTGCTGCTAGAGCAGTGCTACCATTTGCTACTAATCTACGTTCTCCTTATCAATTCTATATTGATGAGTTCCAAAGACTACGTGAAGAAGACCCACAGACAGCATCTGAGAAGTTCTATGATGCCTATGGTGAGGATTACTTCTTGTTCTCTACCAGCCTATCTAAGAACAATACAGGTATCGCTGCTACAGTAGAAGCAGAAAAGCGTTCTAGAGAACTATCTGATTTGATTGCTAAGAACCCCGAGTATGGATGGTTTGTAGTTGGAGATGTTAACGCTGGAGAATTTTCTCCTAGCGTTTACCAGAGCCAAAGAAATACACCAGTTGCTCCAGGAAGCACAAAGAAGTTCCGTGAATCACAAGACCCTTACGAGGCAGTTGCTGCAACTCAGGCTGAAAAGGGATGGATTACCTACAATAAAGGTATAGATATTCTTGAAGCAGAGCGTATTGCACGAGGACTAACTAGTCTAAATGTTGCTGATGCGGCTGACTTAAAAGAACGCAAAGATGCATTCATCAAAGCATTAGAACAAGAGAATCCAGCCTGGGCTGAAGTTCGTGGAAAAATTGATACCAAGAAGGTAGAAAACTTTTTAAAGTTTGCAACCAATGTAGTCAATGACCCTAGAACTAAAGGCCGTGCCGATATGGCAGGTGTTGCAGATTACCTAGAGGGCAGGAAATATTTGCAATCTCTTCTTGCTGAGAGAGATAGTAAGTCCATAAATGCAGTAGCAAATGCTGACCTTAAAGAAATGTGGGATACATTTACTAGCGGATTGCTAGATGAATACATTTCATTCAGCAGAGTATACTCAAGAATACTTGAAAAAGATGACCTTACAGGAGGCCTATAGTGGGTGCTTTAGATGATTTGAAGTCTGGTAGTGGAAGTACTACTAGCACTACTGGTAAAGTATACTTAGATACTCCAGGTGGAACTAAAACCATTACATTAAAAAGAGGCGGAAAAACAATAACTGCTCCTATCGAAGGTGCTGGTGCTGTTACTAAGTCTGATGCAAAGAAAAGATATCTTGCAGACCCTAAGGTTCAATCAGGTTGGTTAGTTACTTTAAAGAAGTATGGGTTTGGTGACGTAAGTCCAGCAAAAGGAAAAGCGCTTTATGATATGGCAATTGATGGTGCTGGCGAATTCTATTCTCAATCTGGTGGAAAGCAAAAGATAACACCTGAACAATATGTTCAATGGTATGCTAAAGACCAGGGATTAACTGGTGGTAATGAACCATCTGTATCTGTGCAGAAATATCTATTTCAACCAGAAGAGATTCAGTCTTTAATTGATGATACCCTAAGAGGCGTTTTAGGTCGCAAGGCTACGCAAAGCGAAAGCAAAGAATTTTATACTGCTATTCAAAAGATGATTGACCAGGGAACCGTCACCACAACTAAGAAGGTTGGTGGTAAGACTATTACTGAAATCAAACCTGGATACAGTAAAGAAAAAGCAGAGGCTCTTATTACAGAGAGAGTCAAAACTCAATCACCTCAGGACTACCAAGAGGCTCAAAGCCTAGGTTTCGCTGACTTCCTTGGAAAGTTGAAGGGCTAACGTGGCAGATTCAGCAACAACAGCATACGGTATTACTGCCGATTTAATTAAAGCATTCCCTGAACTACAGAAGGTATTTGACTTATATGTAGCAGGAGACCTAACACAGGCTGAATTAGAGTATTATAAGACTGGATACTATAGAGGTCTTACTACTACATCTAAGACTAGGGCTGGCCAAAAGGCGTCTCAACCTGGTGTATATACACAGGGGCTAGAAGCATTTAAGGTAGAACAACGTAAGCGTCTTATTGGTAAAGGTATTAATCTAGACGAAACAACCTTTAATTCAGTAATGCAAGATGCTTATGACAAAGGTCTTGATGATGCTCAAATAGATTTACAAGCATTAAGTAAGTTTAAGGGGACTATTGGTGGAGATACTCTTGGTAAGGTTCAAACCTTAGAAGAGTATGCAGATACATTTGGAATGTCTTATTCAAAGGCTACACTTGATTCGTGGTCACAAGGTATATTCTCGGGAACTAATACCCTAGCAGATATTCAAGAAAAGATTCGTAGAGATTCTGCTAGTGCATATCCTATATTTGCAGACGATATTAATAAAGGAACTAGCGTAGATGCACTTGCTTCTGCATATAAATCCTCTATGGCTAACATCCTAGAAATTGATGCAGATACTATTTCATGGAATGACCCTACATTCCGTAGAGCATTACAGTATGTGGGCGCAGATGGCAAGCCTGCACTTAAACCAATATGGCAATTCGAAGCAGAGTTGCGTCAAGACCCTCGTTGGGATTTGACAGATAATGCTAGGGCTACTGCTGATTCATTATCACTTAAAGTTCTTAGAGACATGGGAGTAGCATAGTGGCAGTTCCAGATAAAAAGAAGCCCGATACCGCAGTTCGTGTAGAATCTGGTGATACTCTTAATGCTATTGCAAGAGCAAATGATTTAACACTTAAACAACTTTTAGATTTAAATCCAAAGTTTACTACTGACCCTAAGTATCAGGGTGGTAATAAGATTTTCAGTAACACACTTGTAAACATTAAACCTGCGACTACTGATAAAACATCAGTAGGTAGCATTGATTACACTGTTCCTAGTAGCGGTGGATTTAATGAAGGTCCTGATGCAGCAAGAGCAGCAGCAGAAGCGGAAGCACGACGAAAAGCAGAAGAAGAGGCTAGATTAAAAGCAGAGGCCGAGGCTAGAGCAAAGGCTGCACAAGATGCTTTAATTAAAGCACAAGCAGATGCAGCGGCAGCAGCAGGAGCAAACAATGCAATAGCATTAGCAAATGCACAGGCAGCACTAGCGGCAGCACAAGCACAGGCAAACGCAGCAAATGCAGCAGCAGCAACTGCTGCGCAAACTGCAGCACAGAATGCAGCAGCAACAGCAGCAGCAACAGCAGCAGCCGAGGCTGAAAGAGTTGCAGCACAACGTGAATCTATTGGTAAGATTGTAGCAGATAGGTTTGCTCAATATGGATTAGCATCACTTGGAGCAAAGGTTCTAGAACTTGCACGTGCAGGTTACACTGAGGCTACCATTACTTTAGAGTTACAGAATACCGATGAGTATAAAACTAGATTTGCTGCTAATGCTGATAGAATAAAGAAAGGCCTAGCCGTTCTTACTCCAGCAGAATATCTTAGCGTAGAAGATGGATACCGTCAAACACTACGTGCTTATGGATTAAAGCAATTTGACAATGATGCTTATGTGCGTCAATTCATTGCTAACGATGTGTCTCCATCAGAGTTATCTACTCGTGTAGTAACAGCAGTTCAGAGAGTTCAGAATTCTGACCCAGTAATTGCTAGAACTCTACGTGACTATTATGGCATTGGTGATGTTGATATGGTTGCTTATGTTCTTGACCCTAACAATCAACTACCTATGATTCAACGTCAAGTTGCAGCAGCAGAGATTGGTTCAGCAGCAAGACTACAGGGTCTTGAGGCTGGCGTATCAGTATCTGAACAACTTGCAGCACAAGGAATTACACAGGCTGAAGCGCAAAAGGGATATGCAACTATTGCAGATATCCTACCTACTGCAGAGAAGTTAAGTTCTATTTACGGAAATCAACTAGAAGGATACAATCAGGCAGAAGCAGAGCAGGAAGTATTTAATACTTTAGCATCTGCACAGCGTAAGCGCAGAGCACTTGTTGAAAGAGAAACTGGCACATTTAGTGGTAGGTCTGGAACAAGCAGAGCATCGCTAACATCTGGTCCAGGCGGACAAATATAGAATCCTGACATGGACCTATCGGCCCCATGCAGTGTATAAGACCGATAGCAAGAGCCAACCAATTTCCCCGAATTGAATTGAGGCTTGCGACTAACAACGAATAGAAGGGTGGATAGTTGCTATGAGCAACAACTACTGGGAAGACGAAGACGAAGACCTAGATACCGACCAAGGATTTTCTGGTGATGGTAGTGACTTAATTAAGAAACTACGTAAAGCCAAGAGAGCCGACGAGAAGCGTATTAAGGAACTCACTGAGCAACTTGAGGGTTTATCCAAAGTGCAGCGTGAGCGAACTGTCAAAGAAGTCCTAGAAAAGAAGGGCGTAAACGCTAAGGCTGCACGCTTGATTCTTAAGGACATTGAAGACGTTAACGAAGATTCAGTTTCTAACTGGCTCGATGATAACGCAGATTTGTTTGGAATACAAGTGCAGAAAGATGAACCTAAGATGGCGGAACAAGACCGTGCTGCTCTAAGACAGCAGGATGTTCTAACACAGGGCGCGTTCACCCCAGACCGAATGGAAGAAATTAATTCAAGACTAGATAATGCAGATTCTATGGATGCATTACTAGACGTTCTCCGTTCCCAACAATAATAATCATAGTTTCTAGTCACTGGAGGTGACGAATGGCATATGTATCAACAGCCTCTGACAATCTCGGAGGAACCGCTGGTGGTGCTGGTCTAGTACAGAAGGCGTATGACCGTCTTCTAGAATTCGCTCTCCGCTCTGAACCACTAATTCGTTCAGTCGCAGATAAGCGCCCAGCCCGTCAAGCAATCCCTGGCTCAACCGTTGTTCTACAACGTTATGTTGACCTTTCAGCAGCAACAACTGCTCTAACAGAAACAACTGACCCAGAAGCAGTAGCAATGTCAACACCAACATCAGTAACCATTACTCTTAACGAGTACGGTAACTCAGTGTTGGTAACACGTGCATTAGAGTTATTCTCTCTTGCAGATGTTGACCCTGCAATCGCAAACATTATCGCTTACAACCTAGCAGATTCTATCGACGCTGTAGCAATGACAACATTGCGTGGCGGTTCAAACGTAATCTACTCAGGTTCAACAGCAACATCAACTGCAACTATCACAGCAGCCGCAACACTATCTTCTGCAAACATTCGTAAGGCTGTTGCTAAGTTACGTGCTAACAAGGCTAATGGTCGCAAGGGTTCACTATACTGGGCTGGAGTACACCCAGAGGTATCCCACGACCTACGTGCTGAGACAGGTTCAGCAGGATGGTTACTTCCTAACCAATACGGTTCTTCACAAGACCGTATCTGGGCAGGAGAAATCGGAACATACGAAGGCGCATACTTCGTAGAGTCTCCACGTCTGTACACAGCAACTGACGGTTCTTCATCTGCAAAGGTGTACCGCACAATCATCGCTGGACAACAGGCATTGGCTGAGGCAGTTGCCGAAGAGCCACATGTAGTTATCGGACCAGTAGTTGACCGCTTGATGCGTCACCGCCCAATGGGTTGGTACGGCGTACTAGGCTTTGCTCGCTACCGCGAAGAGGCACTATTCCGAATCGAATCAGGTTCATCAATCGCTTAGTTGATTGACGGTAGGGCTAGGGGAAACTCTAGCCTTACAGTAAGTTCATTAAGGAGAACAATGGCAGAATACACATTTACAACACCAGTTGTACAAGAAGCACCTATCGGTAAGCATAGACTATTTTACTTCTATAAACTTAATAAGGGTGTTAGTATTGCCAAAAGCGGTGCTACCTATTCTAAAGTAAGATTCCCACTGGACGAAGACATAGCAACCTATGATGAATTTTATCTTGGTGGCCACGAACATATAGTAGATGATACTACTAAAGCAGCACTAATTGCTGGTGGTATAGGAGTTACAGAAGCAAACTTTACAGCAGTATAAGGGGATAAATGAAACACTGGGAACATCATCCAGAACC